AAGTTTCACCAGTATGAGTATGAGATTTACCAGTACAGAATGCGTCAGGTAACACTGGACATTCAGATCAACAACCTTAAACGTGACATTGATTTACTTGTATGACCAGAAAGCCAATACCCAGACTTAAAAAGCCTGCGCCAGATACAAGGGATAAACTAACGCTGTGGGTTACGCTCATGGTAAGCACTACCTTGTGTCTCTCCGTATTGGCTATGGTGATCAGCTTTATGTTGGGTCTGTGGGCAAAGGAAGTAGACAATGCAGAAATATTTAAAATGATTTCACCCGCGTTTTCTACTCTTATCGGCGGCATGATCGGGTTTCTGTCTGGCATCAAACTCATGCAGAATGAAGACAAATCAAAATCTTGTAAGGAATAAAAATGCTATCTCTACTCTCAACATTAGGCGGCCTGCTTATATCGGGCTTGCCCAAACTTTTGGACTTCTTTCAGAACAAGGCAGATCAGAAGCATGAGTTAGCTCTTGCCCGTGTCCAGATGGACTTACAGCTTCAGATGCTGGCTCAAGGCTATGCTGCCCAAGCCAAGATAGAAGAGATACGCACCGATCAAATCGCTATGGAAACAGATGCCCAGATGACTGTTGCGGCCTATGACCACGACAAGAAGATCATGGACAACGCCAGCCGCTGGGTGGTTAACTTTGTGGGTACTGTACGCCCGATGGTGACTTACATCTTTGTGCTGGAACTGTGTGCCATTAATGCTTGGATGGCTTACTACATCTACACCCGTCCCAGCCTGATCACAAGCATGGATGACTTGGTGCGTTTGACCGATATTCTGTTCAGCACTGACGAGATGGCCATGCTTGGAGGCATCATTGGTTTCTGGTTTGGCTCACGTAGCTGGAGCAAGAAATGAAACTGGGCAAGGCTGGCGCTGATTTGATGCACCAGTGGGAGGGGTATCGCACTAAGCCGTACCTTTGCCCAGCCCATATCTGGACAATTGGCTATGGCCATGTGTTGTACCAAGATCAGATCCGCCTGCCTGTAGTTAGGGTAGAGGGTAAAGATACACCCATGATTCGCAAAGAGATGCCACTGAAGCCGGAGGACAACCGTGTCTGGACTAAAGAAGAGATCGAAAAACTATTCGAAGATGATGTCGGCCCTACTGAACGTGGTGTTCTACGACTTGCTCCCGCTTTATCTGGTCGTCAAGGCGCTTTCGACGCGTGTGTCAGCTTTGCCTTCAACGCCGGAGTGGGGGCTTTTCAGCGTTCTTCTATTCGGATGAAAATCAACCGTGGTGATTGGGAAGGCGCAGCCGATGCCCTCTTGCTGTACTGCATGGCAGGGGGTAAAATTCTCCTAGGGCTAAAAAAGCGCAGGGACGCTGAAAAAGCACTGTTTTTATCCTAGGACTACCGATGGCACTTAAGAAACTCGTACTAAAGCCGGGCGTTAACCGGGAGAACACCCGTTATGCCAACGAAGGTGGCTGGTATGAGTCCGACAAGGTTCGGTTTCGCCAAGGTACGCCTGAAAAGATTGGTGGCTGGGCACGTATATCTTCATCTACATTTCAAGGTTTGTGCCGTTCCTTATGGAATTGGATCACGCTAGACAACTTAAACCTAATTGGTGTAGGCACTAACTTAAAATTTTATCTTGAGCTGGGCGGTGAGTACAACGACATTACGCCTATTCGGGCGGCGGCTATTCTAAATAACCCGTTTGCCACAACTAACCTGCTTACTTTAGTTACAGTTACAGACACAGCCCACGGCGCAATTACGGGTGACTTTGTAACGTTTAGTAACGTAGCTCCCGTAGGTGGCCTTGATTTAAACGGTGAGTATTCTATTACTTACGTTGACGCTAATACCTACACAATCGTATCTGCTACTGCGGCTACTTCTACTGTAGCGGCTGGTGGTGGTTCAACTGTTAATGCAATCTATCAAATTAACGTAGGGGATCCATACGAGATTCCACTGGCCGGCTGGGGTGCTGGTACATGGGGCGCAGGAACTTGGGGATTTGGCGGTACGTCTACCTCTGCTCTTCGTTTATGGAGCCAGAACAACTTTGGTGAAGACTTGGTTTATGGTTTCCGTGGGGGCCCAATCTATTACTGGGATGCTGGCTACGGCGTAGACCCCGCGTTGGCTACGATCACTATAGCTTCTCCTGCGGTTGTGACGGCTGCTTATAGTTTGCCTAATGGTTCTCCAGTCATTTTTACTAACAGCGGGTATCCGGCTGCGTTGCCTACAGGACTGTCCCCTGGAACCATTTACTACGTCATTAACGCTAGTGGTGCAACATTTAATCTAGCTTTGACTGTTGGCGGCGCGGCTATTACCACGACAGGAACGCAGTCAGGCGACCACTACATCATGCCTAATGGTGTAAACATTGCAAGCTTGTCAGGCGCATCAGACTGCCCAATCATCCAGAACTTTGTATTTGTATCTGACATTAGCCGGTTTGTGTTTGCGTTTGGCTGTAATGATCTAGGATCTACTACGCAGAACCCCATGTTGATTCGCTGGTCGGATCAAGAGTCTGTGGTTAATTGGACACCTTCGGCAACCAACCAGGCCGGTAGTGTGCAGTTGTCTCATGGTTCAAGCATTGTGACCGCCATCCAAACCCGCCAAGAAATTTTGGTGTGGACGGATTCAGCCATCTATTCTCTTCAATACATTGGCCCGCCGGTGGTTTGGTCTAGCCAGTTGATGGGAGATAACATCTCCATCCTTGGTCAAAACGCAGCGGCCCAAGCATCTGGCGTGGTGTACTGGATGGGCGTGGATAAGTTCTATTTGTACGATGGACGCTTACAAACACTGCCATGCGACCTAAGAAGGTACGTATATCAAGACATTAACCTCCAGCAGAACCAGCAAGTGTTTGCTAGTACCAATGAAGGCTTTAACGAGATCTGGTGGTTCTACTGCGCAGCTGGTAGCTTGATTGCCAATCGTTATATTGTGTACAACTACCTTGAGAAAGTCTGGTACTACGGCACGATGGAACGCACAGCGTGGCTAGATTCTGGTCTAAGGGATTTCCCTATAGCCGCGACGTACAACTACAACCTAGTTAATCAAGAGTTTGGTTTAGACAACAACGAAACAGGTACGCCCGCAGGTATTGAGGCTTACATTTCTTCTTCTGAGTTTGACATTGAAGACGGTGATAGATTTGGTTTTGTTTGGCGGATGTTGCCTGACTTAACTTTTTCAGGATCAGATGCTTCGCCAACTCCGCAAGTTACGTACACTTTGTACCCCATGCAGAACTCAGGCTCTGGCACAGGCACCGCGGTAAATAAGGATGTAGACAAGTTAACCGGCGCTCAATACACAGTGACTGAAGGTTTTACAGGGCAGATCAATACCCGTGTGCGGGGCAGGCAGTTAATCTTGAAAGTTAGCTCGGACAACCTTGGCACTACATGGCAGTTGGGTGCTACCCGTATTGACATCAGACCGGACGGCAGACGATGAGCTTTCTTGTTACCACTGACTTTGAACTAAACAAGGTAGCCGCACCTAATCTGCCACTACCTCCAGAAGATTACAACCGCCAGTATTTTGACCAGATGCTAAACATCCTGCGTCTGTATTTCAACCGGCTTGATTCGCTGACCACTCAGTTAATGGCGTCTGGCGTAGTGCCACCATTGACTAACTACACCGTAGCTACGCTACCTAGCGCAGTCACTTCAGGCGTAGGTGCAAGGTCTTTTGTAACAGATGCTTTAGGCCCAACATTTGGGGCTACCGTTGTGACTGGCGGGGCAGTAGCCGTGCCTGTATATTCTGACGGCACAAATTGGAAGGTTGGATAATGGCTATTAGTTACGAAGCCGCATATGACGCGTTTGGTGGAAAAGAAGCCACTGATAACTTACTGGAACAATTAAGGTCCATGGGGTTATCTGAGGATGTAATTAACGCTGCGTTAACCCCGTATTTCAAAACAACCCCTGCGGCTGTCACTACCCCTGCAGCGGTCACTACTCCGGCGGTTGTCACCCCGCCTGCTACAACACAAACGTTTTCAGATCAAATTACATCTGGCGCCGACACTACTCCAGATGAGTTTATGTCTTTGGTTTCAACCCCGGCCAGCACGGTAGTTGGTGGAACGGGTAATGATACGGTTACGGGCGCTAAGGGTAACGATACGGTAGTGGCTGCGGCTGGTGCCGATACAGTTGTAGGCGGAACCGGCAATGACACAGTTACGGGCGCAGCAGCGGATAACATAACTCGATCTGGATTAACTGGACAAGCCGGTCAGATGGTTGTTGAAGGCGATGATATTGAGACACAGATTTCTCAGTTGCCTACGGAATATGCAAGCTGGTCACGTTCGGCTGATCAGCGTTCTATGGAATTAATTCGCAAGTCGGATGGGGCCGTTTTGGACCGCCGCACGGTGGGTGACTTTAGCGATCTAGAGCTTGCAAAAATTGGCTTGTCTTTTATCCCCGGCGCGGGACAGATTCTGGCTGGGTTAAATGTTGCAGATGCTGTTAGAAGAGGCGATTTATTGCAAGCGGCTATTGGTGTCACAGGATTGATGCCGGGGGCGCAAAACGTTAACACAGCGCTACGTGTGGGACAGGCCGTAGATTCTGGAAATACATTTGGGGCACTTACAGCGCTGGCTGGCAATACAGACCTACAAAACCTGACTGGTTTAAACACAGTTAACGTTGGTGGGTTTACTTCTAAAGATGTGATGTCGGCAGCCCAATTAGGATCGGCTGCTCTTGCGGGCAATACCGCTGGTGTTCTGACAAGCTTGGGAGCGCTTGCTGGCAGTAGCGACACGGTGTTGGCCGGTCGGGCTTTGGGGTTAATTACACGCATTCAAAACGGAGATACCAGGGCGCTTGGCGAAGCTATTAGTTTGTCAAATAGCGTTGCTGGCGGTGGCACTACAACTGGTTCCACTGGCTCTACCGGGTCCACCGCAGCAGCCATTACCACTTTGTCTGACGAAGACTTGGCAGAGCTACAACCCGGGGAACTAAACGCTTACCAAAATGGCGGCGTTCAGGGATTAGCTGACTTTAGACGAGACATGCGGTTGCTCAATAGTTTAACCACCAGCGGTCGCACAGGCGATGACACAGGCGGCGACACAACTACCACAAGCACCGTGGTTGGTGGAGCCGGTAACGATGTGACACTACCCGGTGGAGTGCAACTTGCTTCGACTGGCGATGGCGTATTTAGAACAGATGTTGGCGGCACGCCTATATTTGCGGATAGTAAAAACGCGGCCACGGTTACGGTCCCGTTTGGCTACACCTTGCTGTCTTCTTCAGAAGCAGACAATAAACCAGAGGGCGCGTACTACGACATTACCGCCAATGCCTGGTTCAAGCCCAGCACAGACCTTGCCGATTTAACTAGCGGCACCTCTATTAAATCCGATGTGGACCTGTTTAACAGTTCCCTTGGCGACTTAGATACGTTAGATAACACCAACAGAACAACCGATGACTTTGCTGATTTCTTAAGAACTATTGGCATTACAAATGTGTCGGAGCTGACGGATAGCGGGCTGTCCAACCAGGACATCCTGGACATGATCAACGCGTTAGACGACACGGTCGTAGTAACTGGTGGCACTGGTAACGATTCTATTAAAGGCGGGACAGATAACGACACCATTGAGACTGTTTCGGTTACGGGTGGCAGAGGTAATGACGTCATTACTGGCGTTAGTACCATAGGCGGTGCGGGTGGTAATGACCTGATTGTTGATGACAAAGGAACCGTTACTGTGGTGGGTAAGAAAGAATCTTGCCCGGTTGGTTCTGTGTTAAATCCTACAACTGGTGAATGTGAAATTATTGATGACAAGGGCACAGTGACCATTGTTGACAAAAAAGAATCCTGTCCAATTGGCACGGTGTTAAATACCGAAACGGGTGAGTGTGAGGTTGTGACGGAGCAGCCTATTACATGCCCCGCAGGCTATGAACTAAACGCCGCTGGAACAGAATGTATTCCAGTAGTTGAAATTGTGGATAAGAAATGCGGCGTAGGCTACGTCTACGATGAAGAGTTAAAGAAATGTGTAGCCATAACCGAAACGCCCATTACCTGCCCAGCAGGCTATGAGCTAAATGACGCTGGTACGGAATGTATACCCGTTGTAACAATTACAGATAAAAAATGCGATGCCGGTTTTGTCTACGACGAAGACCTCAAAATGTGCGTCCCAATTAAGGTAGATGAAACATGCCCCACAGGATTCCATAAAGATGAAAGCGGCAAGTGCGTCCCAGATACCAAGGAAGATCTGAAATGCCCAGAAGGATATGAGCCTAAT